GACAACGATATTGCAGAAAAAGGGTTTGATCAGTACCCCCCGTGCTTACAAGCTCTTATTCGCAATGGGTGTGAAGGTGGTTATCGTAACAATGCGTTAACTGCCTTTGCAACTCTGGCAAAGAAAAAAAATCCTGATGGATGGCAAAAAGAGGTATGGGATCGTAACGATTCATTTAACGAACCATTACCAAGTCATGAGGTTCAAGGACTGATTAAACAATACGAGAAAAAAGATTATCAGTATAAATGTAGTGATCTCCCTATGAAAAATCATTGCAATGCTGAGTTATGCAAAACATTAGACTTTGGTATTGACAGCGCTGCATACGTTCCAAAAGTTGATAGCTTTCAAAGATTAAAGACAAGCCCACCTATTTATTTTTTAACAATTGAAAAGAAGACTGTAGAATTAACTGGTAAAGCATGTAACCAACAACAATTGTTTGCAGAAGCTTTGTTTGATCAAGCAGATATAGTTTGGCAAAAATTAAAAGACAAAGATTTTAGAATTTTTTTAATGCAACTCAAATCTATGCAACAAGATGTAGAGGGTTATGACGAAGATACAGAAGCACAAGAAGAATTTAAGGATATGATGATACAATTTACACAAGAAACACAACAAGCAGACAATGCATCACAAATTGAAGCTGACATGTGGTATCTGTTCGATGATAAAGTTGTATTTAAATATAAAACATTTGAAAGATTTATACGTAAGTCAAACAAAACAATTAAAAAGTTTGAATTAATTAATTTTTTAAAAAAGAATGGTGCTGTTAAAAAAGAATATTATGATAAAATAAAAATTAAAAACGTATGGTATTGTAATAAATTTATTGAACCTGTGATTGAAAGATCTAATAATCTATTTAAACGAAAGGTAGCTGAGTTTGATGAGAAAACTAAAAGTTCTTGATTTATTTAGTGGGATAGGTGGTTTTAGTTTAGGGTTAGAACGCACAGGTTTTTTTGAAACCGTAGCATTTTGTGAGCAAGATAAATACTGCCAAGAGGTGCTGCAAAAACATTGGAAAGGTGTTAAAATATACGATGATATTAAGAAATTGGAAGGAAAAGAAATACAAGATAGGCACGGAAGAATTGACATCTGCACAGGTGGAGTCCCGTGCCAACCGTTCAGTGTTGCAGGCAAACAAAATGGGACTAACGACGATAGATACCTCTGGCCAGATATGTTTCGAATCATTGAACAACTCGAACCAACATTCGTTATTATCGAAAATGTCAAAGGCCTTATTAACATCCAAGAAGGCATGGTCTTCGAAACTGTGTGCTCTGACTTGGAAAGTGAAGGCTTCGAAGTCCAAGCGTTTGTTATTCCAGCTGCAGGTGTCGGCGCTCCCCACAGAAGAGAAAGAGTCTGGATTGTGGGCTACTCCGAATACAATGGATCACTTACCACCGAGATCGAAAGAAGGGACTTTGAAATTAATGCATGGACACAGAAAAGGGAGAACAAGACCAGCGAATTTGAGAGAGCAGGTAGACCCAGCGACGATGCAGTTATGGAGAACTCCGGATGCACATTGCGACAGAGGTCCAGCATCAGAGAAAAGAATGAAGATGAAGATAGAAAAAAAATTACCGATTTGCATCAACGATCAAGTAGCACATCGTGGGGATCGTGGAGCTTTGAACCCGACGTGGGTCGAGTGGCTCATGGGGTACCCGGCAGGGCACACAGACTTAGAGCGTTGGGAAACAGCATCGTCCCAAAAATTGCAGAAGAAATAGGGAGGGCAATTGTTACAGCAAAAAACAATTAAGATATATGGTCCACCTGGTACAGGTAAGACTACAACGTTGCTTAACAAACTTGATAGATTGTTTGCGAGAGGTATTAAACCATATCAGATAGCATATTTATCTTTCACTAACAAAGCTGTGAACGAAGCTAAACAAAGAGCAGCTAACAAATTTACAGACATCAGTGATGAAGATCTTAGAAATTTTAGAACTATACATAGTTTTTGCAGACAAAACTTTAAAACAAAACCTGTCATAGATCCTGAGATAGACATGGTTGAGTTTGCACAAGTATTAGGATTACCTAAATTACAATTTGAAAAATATAATGGTCAACGAGTATGGAACGATTGGTCACTTAGAATCTATGACAAAGCACGAAACATGTTAATGCATCCTGATGATGTGTACAAAGAAGAAAAAATAAAAAGAGTTGTATATGCTAAATTTAGATTGATCATAGAAGCTTATGAAGAGTTTAAGGTTGATCACCGTGTAGATTTTACAGACATGATTGAAGAGTATTTAGAAAAGGGCACACCGCCAAAACTTAAAACGCTGATTGTTGACGAAGCCCAGGATTTAACTCCGCTACAATGGAAACTAATATACAAACTCGCAAAACACTCAGACAAAGTATTTCTTGCAGGAGATGATGATCAAGCTATTTATGAGTGGAATGGAGCCAACGTTGATTATTTCAACGAATTTCCAGGGCGAGATTATATATTAAAAAAGTCTTATCGTATACCAGCTGCGATACATGATTACTCGCAATATATTGCAAGTTACATACAAGGTAGAAAACATAAAGAGTTTGTTCCGCAAGAATACAAAGGCATGATTACAACATATAACAACATTAAAGACATACCATTCACGGCCGACGGAACATGGATGATGTTAGGTAGAACAAACGATATTGTGGATGAACTTAGATTTAAGGCTAGAGAAATGGGTTTATTTTTTCAAGATTCAAAAGGTAGAAAGTCTTTTGATCTTAACAAATGGAACGCGATACAAGCCTGGTCAGCGTTAATGCGTGGTGACAAAATTATGAAAGATAAAGTGTCAATAATTTACACATACATAAATGAAATAGGTTTTGGATTTAGATCTATTGAGTCCAAGCGTTGGTACAACATAGCTGATAATAGTGAAATGGATTATGATTATCTTACAGTTTGGGGAGGGCTAGGTGCACAGAAAGAGCATTGGACAAACGTATTTAATCGTAATTTTTCAGAAAAAGAAAAATTTTATTTTGAAAAACTTATTGAATCTGGCATAGATGTTGTTAAAAATTCAGAGATGGTAGTTGATACAATACATTCAATTAAAGGTGGTGAAGCTGATCATGTAGTTTTGTATGAAAAAAGCAATTGGGTTGCATCAATACAAAATAAAATAGGATTAGAAAGAAGCTCAGAGTACAGAGTGTGGTACGTAGGTAGCACAAGAGCTAGAAAACAGATACACATATTAAGAAGTCCAAGTGAATATTACTTTCCACTTGCACGAATGTTAAGTGAAACAAAGAGAATGAAATATGGAACAGCCACTAATTAGAATATTGTCGTTAGGCGCAGGAGTCCAGTCAAGTACAATGGCTCTCATGGCAGAAGAGGGTGAGTTTGGTGTAAAGCCTGATGCTGCAATCTTCGCCGACACGGGTTGGGAGCCCAAACCCGTTATAGAACATCTTGAGTGGTTAAAGACACAAGTATCTTATCCTGTTTACACTGTGGGTAAAGGCACATCCATAAGAGATGATATTATGAAAGCAATGTCAGAAACTGGTAATCGATTTGCATCTGCTCCTTTCTTCACAAAAAATCCTGACTCAAATAAAAAAGGTATGTTGAGGAGACAATGCACAAGAGAATATAAAATTACGCCGATAGCAAAGAAGAGCAGACAACTCGTAGGTTTAAGAAAACATGCTAAATTTCCAAAAGGCAAACACATAGAAACTTGGATTGGGATCTCAACAGATGAAATTATGAGAATGAAACCATCAAGAGATTGGTGGCAAAAGAATAGATGGCCTTTGATAGAAAAGAAAATGTCAAGGCAAGATTGTTTAGATTGGTACAAGGGCAAGGACTACAGGACACCAGCCAAGTCAGCTTGCATAGGGTGTCCATTTCATGATGATAAGTTTTGGCATGAGATGAAAACACAAAGACCAGAAGAATTCAAAGATGCATGTGAGGTAGATGAACAAATAAGAAAAGGTAATGATAAGGTGAAAGACAACCTATTTATTCATAGATCATGTGTGCCTTTGAAAGACGTAAAGTTTAAAGTTGAAGATGATCAACTTGATTTATTTAACATAGAATGTGAAGGGATGTGTGGCGTATGACAAATAAAGAACTAATGGACGAAGCTTTTCCTCACCATACTCAGGTGGGTGGAAATCATTATACTAAATTTCATATACAACCATATGAATTTATGAGACTAAATAATCTCAACACTTTTCAATCAAATGTGATAAAGTATGCTATGAGATATTTAAAAAAAGGTGGTGAGCAAGATATTGATAAGATTATTCATTACTGTAAACTTGAAAAAAAAATACTACAGGATTTAAAAAAGAAAAGATGAAGTTAAAAGAAAGAATGAAGTGGAAAGAAAAAATATCTACGTGGAGTTTGTATTGGCGTTTTGAAATTATATTAGTTATAAGTAGTTTTTTTATTGGTTTTATTTTAGGATTGTTTATATGAACATTTATTATGGCACAGGGATGTTTTTATTTGGTGTTGGGTGTACTTTAGTTGGCGCTATTATTGCATTTTTTATTATAAATCATGTAATGAAAGAAAAAAAAGAACCAACAAGGTTTGATGATTTAGAATGAGTATTAAAAAAGTAATTTTAGATGCGTTAGAAAAAAAATATGAGGCAGAAGTTAGCGCTTCTGAAGCTACCATAAAAATTTATTTAGAAAATTCAGTCGGTATAGGAGAGCACCCGCAACACATTGAAGAGGTAGACAAACTCATCGATAAGATAGCACAAGCAGAAGAAAAATTAAAAATATTAAAATCATTTCAATGAGTCATCAGATAAATTTTACTTTTAAAGAG